GGTGGCAAAGCCGCGATAGTTCTCTAGTTTTGGTGTCTAAAATGGGTGGAAAAATGGAAGTAATTGAAAACACTGCAATAAAAGAAAACAACGAACGCCGCGGTTATTTTACGCCTCTTGATGTTTTGCATTCGTTTAATGCAGAGTTTTTGGACGAAAAGTGGTGCAAGGCCTGGGTGATGGAGCGACTGCATGGAGATCAGCCATGGATGGGAGTTGATCCGCCGTTCTGTCCAGGGTGTGGATCCCCGGTTCCTGATCGGATGATGCAGAGTTTTTGGGAATGTAAGCGGATCCGGTGTGATAGCTGCGGAAAATACTTCACGGCGCTTACGGGGACTTTTTTAAGCGGGTGCCATTTTACATTTCAAGAGATCGTATTGATGGCATTGCTTTTGGTCCTGGGCGTTGCGGATAAGCAGATTGCTGCGACGTTGAAAATCAGCTCGGAGAACGTTCGTCTCTGGCGCCATCGTTTCGATGCAATCGCCCGGGCGAAGAACATGACGGATGGTGATAAAAATGGAAATTAAAAGAATGAACCTGGCTGATCTGACACCCGCTGATTATCATCCCCGAAAAAAACAAAGCCCGGGCGATGTGACGTATGATGCATTAACGAGATCCATCCAGCAATTCGGTTATGTTGAGCCCATTATCTGGAATCGCCAGACGGGTAATATTGTCGGTGGTCACAATAAACGGAACGTCCTCTTAAGTATGGGCGTCCAGGAAGACGATGTTTCGATCGTTGACCTTCCACTTGAGAAGGAAAAACTTCTTAATGTGGCCTTAAATAAAATAGGCAGTGATCCTGCGCTCTGGGATATGCCGCGGCTGAAGGATATGATGATCGAGTTCGAGACGCTAAATCTGGACGTCGAGCTCACCGGATTTGATAAAATTGAAATAGAAAAACTTCTTTCCCGGGATGTCGTCGAGGATGGTTTTGATGGCGATGCGGAGGCGGAAAAGATCATCACGCCTGTTACGCACCCGGGTGATGTCTACCAGCTGGGCCGGCATCGGATTATGTGTGGTGATTCAACCAGCGTCACGGCGATAAAGGCACTCATGCAAGACCGCATCGCGGACATTGTCTTCACAGATCCTCCCTATAACGTGAACTATGGCGCCACGATGAAGGATGCTACAGGTAGAAAAACATCAAAAGCAAACTGCGGCCGCAAAATTCTTAACGATCACTTCACCACCGCCGACGGATTCTATCAATTCATCCGTGACGCCATCTCCGCTTTCAAGCCGTTTGTCGCTGGCGATGTCTATGTCTGTATGTCCAGCAGCGAACTGCACACCCTGCAAAAGGCATTTGCGGATTGCGGCGGTCACTTTTCCACATTCATCATCTGGATTAAGAACCATTTCACTATCGGCCGGGCAAATTATCAGCGCCAGTATGAGCCGATCCTTTATGGTTGGTTTGAAGGATCGAGCCACTACTGGTCCGGTGTCCGCAATCTCAGTGATGTCTATGGCCGGCAGGATATTAAGCGCGACGACGACGGCACGCCGCTTGTCCGGGTGGAATCGTGTGGAATTGAATGCGACATCTGGGAATTTGCCAAGCCGCAGGTAAGCAAAGAGCATCCGACCATGAAACCGATCGGCCTGGTCGCCAGGGCGATCCGGAATAGTTCAAAGCCCGGGGCGCTTGTATTGGATTCCTTTGGCGGGAGTGGAACCACATTGATGGCCGCCGAACAAACCAACCGAACCTGTTATCTGATGGAACTGGATCCGAAATATTGTGATGTCGAAGTAAAGCGTTGGGAATTATTCACCGGCGCCAAGGCGGAATTAATCCGCCGAAATTAAGAAGGGTGAGCGGACAGTATTCTCAGGGAGCTGTAACTCCCAAAGAACCTGTGGTGGGCACAGGGCGCAAGCGCTACCATCCGCCTGAGAGTCAGTAACATAGAAGGGCGCTCGATGGCAACGGAAAACACATCGGAATTATTATGGGAGACGGCCGACATCAGCCGGCGCGTCCAATTACTCTATAAGGTGCTGCCTAACAAAACCATGGATGAAGCCAAACTAAAAAACCTGCTGGAAGTTGCCGACGAAGCCGACCAGGTCAAGCTCAAGGTTTTGTATAATGCCGTCATCCGGGGAGTGAATGAATATAATAAAAATTCATCGCAGATTAAACTGAAAAACTGGAAATCGGCGGAAAAGGAACTGGACGCCTATATCGACACGCTCTGGGCAAAATACATCGATCACGAACGGACATTCCTTAATCTTCTGGCTGTCATTGATTACCTCAAAATTAATAACTGGAAGATCGGAAAGTCACGGGCCTATGAGCACCAAAAAGAAGGGAAGATAAAACAGCAGGCCAACGGAACATATCGTCTGAGCGATGTGGAGAAATATGCGGCAACGCATCTGAAGAGATCCGATGGAAAGACCGCTTCCGGATCGCTGGAAAAATACGCCGAGGAGAAAGCCAGGGTTGAACTCGATAAGGAAAAAGAGAAACTTAAGCAGATCCAGCATAAGAACAAAATGGCGGACGGGCTGTTCGTTCCCAGGGAAGCCTTTGAACAGGAACTGGCCAAGCGGGCCGCGGTGCTTAAATCGGACGTCGAGAATTTCATCCGGGGCGGTGCGGAAAAGATCATTGCCCTGGTCTCTGGTGATCCGGCGAAAGCGCCGGTATTGATCGAGCACCAGCTGGACGCGTCCGCCGAGTGGATGAGTAGATATAACGACGATAAAGAATTCAAAGTTCCGGCGCCGGTTGCAGATGCCGCGGCGGCGGCGCTCCAGGATGATCCGGATGATGAGGATGAGTGAGGCGGGCGGGCGGCGTTGTTGAAGCGAGAGGGATCTGAAGCGTAAAACAGAAGCCCAGGTTACCTGACATTGCGCCGAATGCTTACCGAGTTGCGGGAATATTCCCGGCCACGCCCGCCTTGCTCTTTTGGTGAGCTTATTAACAGAGACAGAGTCGACAGCCGCGCGAGGGGGGGGAGGGTAGCGGAGCCGCCCCGGACTTATAAATTATTATTGAAAGGGAATGATTATGAAAGAAAGAATTTTTAAAGATGTTGTGTTAACGATGTTACAGCCAAACCCTAATAATCCGCGTAAAACTTTTTCCGGTCCGAAGTTTGACGAACTGGTTGCGTCAATCAGACAGGTCGGAGTTATTGAGCCGATTCTAGTCAGGCCGTTTGGAAAACTCGACTACTATGAGATCGTCGCCGGTGAACGTAGATTCCGGGCGCGGAGTATCGTTGCTTCGGAAAACGGCGGTCCGGATCACGCCACAATACCGGCAATCATCCAGGATATGACCGATGATGAGGCGTTCGACCTGATGACGATCGAGAACCTGCAGCGCGAGGACCTGACCGAACTGGAAGAGGCGCAGAGCTTTAAAATATACCTGGATAAAAAGGGTAAAGATGCGCTGCCCGAGCTCGCTGAGCGAACCGGCATTAAACCGCAGTATATTCGCCGCCGGGTGGCCGTGCTCTCTCTTCCGGATAAAGTCATTAAGGCCTGGGCGGATGGCAAGATTAAATATGGCCATTGTGAACAGCTCACCCGTGTAAAGGACAAAAAACTTATTCAGGAATATCTTGATAGGTTGTTGACCAAGGATAACTGGTATTGCATTGAAACAGTTCATGATCTGAAGAAAAAAATTAACGAACATGCAATTCCATTAAAGAACGCCAAGTTTGAACTGGAATCCGCCGGATGCCTCACCTGTTCATCAAATACCGATTGTCAGAGTGCCTTATTTGAAGATGAAAAGTATGACGGTGTTTACTGCACAAATTCGGTATGTTTTAAACAGAACCAGGGAAAATGGCTGAAAGCAAACTGGAAAAAATACGGCAAGCAGGCCGGAACAAACGGATTCCGGTTTGAAGATGAACTTACCCATGGACACTTTAATAATTTTGCATACGAGGGTAATCCTGGAGAACAATGCAAAGAATGCTCTCGCTTCGTTTCTCGGATGAAGACTGAAGGGAAATTTGCGGATCGGCAGGTATGCGTTGGTGATAAGTCATGCTTCGATCAAATCATTAAAGCTGGGAAACCAGAGCGGACTGCTGCAAAGAAAAAACTGGAAAAAACATTGAAAGGCGAAAAGATCGACGCCGATCTTCCACGCGTTTCCTGGCACGGCGAATATTTCAGAGAGGGATTCTATAAAAACAGGATCCCCGAGGCCATATCGGCGCTGAATATTACCGATCTTCGCTGCCTGCAGCTGTCGCTGATGGCTATTATCAAATCAAACAATGACAGCCGCATCAAGTTCGCAAATCAATGGATTCCAAAATACGAGAAAAAGAAAATCACATGGCATTTTGACGTCGAAATAAACGACGTGTGGCAAAGAATCACATCAATGACCGCCGATGAAGTCTCCCAGGCCCATCGTGATCTGGCCAGAGAAATCATCATGCAGACGGGAATTGTCACGGCTGATGAGCGGCACTGGGCGGCAGCGTTCCTGAATATCGACCTGGCAAAAGAGTGGCGTATCACGCAGGAATATCTGGATAAGAAAACCACAAAAGAAATTCTGGATATGATCATCAGATTTGCGATTGATAAAGACGAAAAGGCCCAAAAGTTTCTATATGAGAACCTGGGCAAAAAGCGCGGCAAGTTTGACAGCTGCAAAAAAGGGGAATTGATTTCTCTTATGCTCGAGTCGGGCATTGACCTGGCTGGCAAGGTCCCGGCCGAGATCCTGAAAGCGAGGAAGTAAATGTTCGCAACTAAAATTTTTCCGGGGATTATTATTGCGCTGTCGATTTGCGCGGGAATTGTTTACGCGGTGAAGGGCGACGCTCGACATGCCATCTACTGGTTTGCCGCGGCGGTGCTTAATATTTCTGTGACGTTTTTATAACGAAAAGCTGACCTGGAGCAAGCCAGCGGCTTGCGATCAGGTCAAGCGCCTGGTTATGCCAGGCGTTTGAAAGGAACGAAATGGGTACAAATATTGGCTTGGAATTACCACAAGACAGAAAATCACAAATTAATTTTGCTTTGTCTCTATATGGGCTTTTCAAAGAAGAAAGACCACAAGTTTGTGAAAAGTGTGGCGGGATAAAAGATCCCAAACAAGCGAAGACGCGGCGTTGTTTATGTGATGAGGCCTAACGCAGAGGTGAGCCGCACGGCGGCTAAGGAGCACTAAGATGACAGAAACGAATGAGAATGTAAAGAGCACCGAGCTTAAGGATGCCACAAGACCCGCCGGGTCGGACTCTAGCGACTTGTTATGCAAGCCTCAACATGATCATCGATGCTTTTGTGGCACGACTAAATGTGTGCCCCACGAAATAGGACGTGATGGCTGTGAACGGTATATGACCGAACCGCCTGACTTAACAGAAGCTACACTTTTTACTTACGAGCAGCAGCGCGGATATTTCCAACATCCATGTGGTTGTTGGAGCAGATGGCCAGAAAGCGTTAATTCACTAGACGCATAACGCAGAAATCAGGCGGGAGCGTAGCGAATCGCCTGTATTGACTGGTTATTTTTTTATTTAACCAGTCATGAAAATAAAATGAATTTATCCGAA